GCTCCATAGTTACTGGTTGATATGTGATTCCTGTTTGAATATAGTTTTTAAAGTTGTACTGATTTTTTTGCTCCACATTGAACGAATACTGTGGCAAATCAGTACGCTTTACTATCATGCCTAGTTCTAATTTTTCAGTTGATGTAAGTGATGAGCCAACTGCCTCTGGATTTATTTCAAATACTGTGTGATATAAAAATTGATTTTTTGGAGACAATCTAAAAAGATCGTCTGTGTACAGTCTTGCCGCATGTTGATAATCTTTTAGATGATCGCCTTGTAGTAATGTTTTAAGAAAATTAGAACGCCAGTTTGCCATTTGTAATATTTATGGCTCTAAAAAAACAGGTATATTAAGATTAAATACCGCCGCCTGTAGCCGCTGTTGATACTGTTCTTGCAACTGCTGTACCGATACCAGTGCCTCTAGGAGCTTGGATTGCATTGTCATATCTAATGGACATAGTAATCTGTACTGGATCAGATGTTGCATAAGCAAGTGTGCCATATTGAACGTTATCTAAGTAAGCACCAAATAATTCGAATGTGTCAAGTGTGGTTGGAGTGTTGGCTCCATTACCACCATCAAGTATTTCAATTCTTGCTGTGAACTTGTAATCAGATCCTGAAGCCGCTGATGACTGTTCAAAGAAATCAAATTGTTTTTGTAATTGTTCACCAGTAAGTTTAGATACTTCGTTGTTGACATCGTCTCTTACATTAAGTGTGATAGGATCCCATGTGTGTTTACCAGCCATGTACACCCTTGAGTTGTATGCTTCAAGTGTGATTTGATCAAATGTAAGATTAGGTCTTGTGCAATCTACTACTTGTTTTGTAATTTCAGATCTAGGAGTCGATATGCCGAAGTTTTCAAGAACCACTCTAAAGCGATACTGTAGTTTTGGCATCAATAAGCCTTGTGATGCAGATGACTGATCACTAGCTAGTGGTACTGTAAATTTTGAAAGTGTTGATACTGACATTTTGTTTTATCTCCTAGTATGAATATTTACTATTCATTTTCTCCTTTTTGTCTTTGCACCTTTAAAGGCTACTGCCCTGAAGTTGCAATTTCTCCTGTGTTTTTAAGTCTGACTGGTATGAAGATAAATTCAACTGCTTTGATTGGTTCAATAGCAATATCTACATACAATTCATTTCTATCTATTCTTGCTGGTGTGTTGTTTGTTTCATCACATACAACAGCAAAGTCATTTAGAGCTCTTTGTGCTGTTAGTTCCAACATAAATGATTCAATACTTTGTTTGATTTCATTTCTGGTTAGAGCATCGTTTGGTTCAAAGATAAATGGTCTTGCAATTTTATCTAAGTTTAATCTTACAAATGCTGTAAGTCTTGCAACATTTATTCTATCAAGTGCTGATGCTGTTAGTTGTCTTGTCTTTTGTCCAAAAGCAACTAATCCTGCTCCAGTCACAAACGATATTGGATTGATGTTGACAGAGTACAATGAATCTCTCAATCCTTCTGCTACTGCTGTTGTTTCAAACTCGCCCTCTGAGTTGATATGTCCAACTGTGGAAGCATTATCAATTACTCCACGTCTAACACCTGCAGGAGCAAACCATGGAAACGCAACCTGATCATTGAATGCAATTGTTCTTAACATCATGTGTGATGGTGGTACAGCAACTGATTCGCCGTTAAGATCTGTTGTCAGTCCTGATGGATAATACACACCAGTAAATGAATTTGTTGTTACAAGTCCATCTTCACCGTTGTCAGCTGCGCCTGCTGTATTGTTCGCATAATTTGTTACATCAGTGGATGTAGGAGCAAGCCTAAATGGAGTGTCACCTACCACAAAAGCAGTTTCTTTTCTATCTGCATTTAGTGTTTCCAAGTTAGTAATCAATTCTGGATATCCAGGAGCTGCAAGTATATTAAACTCTCTCTGCTCTTCTCTTAACTCTGTAGTTGCCTCAACAGTTGATTTCATTGCTTCAACTACAACATTTCTTTGTGCTTTTCTACCCATGAATGGAGAACCATCTGCTCTCAATCCTGATACTGATACCCAAGCATCTGTTTCACTTGGAAGATCTGGAAAGTCAGTTGTGCTTGCAAAGTTTGTTCTTGTAAAGTATTTGCTTCGGAACTCTTTGACATTGTAGCCTGATCTTCTTAGATTAAATCCTAACATACCTTTAGGATATAATAAAGGATCCGGCTTATCAACATCTAAGTATGTTGATGTCAGTAAGTCTGTAATTAATGTTTCTTCAGTTATGACGTCTTTTGTGCCATTGTCATGGAATCTAAAGTCTGCAAACAGTATACCATCTTGTGATGTTTGATCAGTGTTGTCAATCAACACAAATTCTTGACCTGATGGTTGTGATGAATCGTATCTGTATAGTTTAGGATATGTTTCAAGGTCCGCTGTGCTTAACCATAGATCACCGTTGACAAGTGCTGTGCCATCTGTTTGTGTTGTAGGCTCAGTGGCTGAAATAATTACGCCATTTGGATCTGTGTTTGATAAGTTAAAGCCTCTTGCATCTGATGTAACATTTTGATATCCAGTCCATGTTGTACCGTTGTGTATAAGAATATCAACTTCACCAATTTCAGTTGTAAACCATTTTTGTCTATCCTTTGGATCTTTTGTTGGCTCGTTTACTGATTGTATTGGAGTATATGTTGTGCCTGAATCTGGAACATTTTGTACTGGTGTCCAGTTAGACGCTAAAAATTCAAATGTTCTTGTTGCCTCATCTGCTGTTGCAAGAAAGTCAGTTGAATAATCATCTTTATCACCTGCTGGAGCAACATATAAGTTTGCTATTTTTTCTGTTGTAAGATCTAAATTAGCTCCATATGAATTTGCTTTAGCAGTTCCAAAACCTAAGTCTGCCATAGGAGTACCGCTTGAATCTGTGAAGTAAATATTTCCACCTTGATCATGCTGTAATGCAATTCTTTTTGTTGCCGCATCATATGAAGCAGATATGTGGCTAAAGCCTGCAGCTGATATCGCTGTGACAAAGTCATCTGCGTCTTCACCTGTAATGCTTACAGTTTTCTGATTCAGTAACACAGTTGGATTTTTTGTTGTGCCAGAGATTTTTGTTTCTGCCATTTTAATTGTGTCACCGTTGGAGAAACCAGCCGCTGATTTTGTTGTAATCTTGTTGGAAGTTATAACTGTTGCTGTTCCTGAGCCAACTGCACGTTTAAACACAACATAATCAACAAGTTCCCCTGATGTTGCAGTTGAATCATCCCATTCTGATTCACCAACGTTTACCTGTACAAATAGATCATTTGTTGAAAGATTTATTCCGCCACCAGTGCCGTCAAGATCTTTTAATGCTCTTTCTTGTGACTTAAACATAGGCGCTGAAACTGTTTCAAATGCTCCGTTTGTTTCTGAATATTTTTTAACAACTACATTAGCGCCACCGTTTGGTTCAGTAGTTTGTATAAAAATAGAACCTGATGGTCTTGGTTTTGTATCGCTTGTTCTAAATCCATGATCTTGAGTGTGTTGCCCAATGAACACTTTAGGTAGGAAGTATCTTCCACCTGTGATGCCAAGCAGTGATAAACCGTCTACAGTTGAATCACCTACAGATGTAATAATGATAGAACGTGCTTGTGCTGTAGTTGATGAGTCATCACCTGATGCTGTTGGAATACCATATATTTCAAGTTTGCCATCAACTGCCGCAGCTGCCACACCTTCGATGCCGCCTGCATTGATTGCCGCTGCCGCTGTGGTTACTGAGCCACCAAGTATGATGTTGTTACCGTTAATGTTAATGGTTGCATCTGCTAGTGCAGGGTTTGTGGCTGTACCTTTGATTGTTGGATGTGATGATGACCATGATGCATCTTTTGTTGCTGAATCAGCTGATCCAACCTGCACCCAAGTATTTGATCTTGTTTTGTAATACAGTCTATTGAATGGAGTTGTTGCCACAATAGCATAATCATCAATAGATCCTACTGTTGTTTTTGGTGCATTCCCTGTGACATCATCAGTTGATGTTACAAAAATTGGTGTTTGCACTGTAAAGGTTTGCGTAGCTTCGTTCCATTCTTTTATTCCAAAAGCGGAAGTAGAAAGATCTAACCAAAAGAAACCGTCATTAGGTCTACCACCAGGTGCGCCTGCTGTTCCAGTTAATTCGTCAAGATCTAAATTTGCTCTGATCACAAAGGCTCTGTTTGCGATGCCCAAGAAGGAGTAAGCGGCTTGGAGACCGTATTCATTCAACTCATAACCTTGTAATGGTGTTCCTGATGTATCTGTAAAGAATTTTGGATTACCGAATGTTTGTGTAAGTTCTCTTTGTGATGAAACTAAAAATATTTCGTTTGCGTTTGTTGATAAGGTACCTGACGCAGTTCCTGTGCCTGTACCTGATGTTTTGTCTTGAGCAGTTGCGACCACAACTAATGGTACTGCTCCTGGTATACCGGGGACGTAAAACGATTCGTCTACTACGGTAACCTCTACTCCTGGTGATATTAAAGCCATTTGTCGTTTACTCCTTGTTGTGAATATTTACCATTATGGGCTGATTATTACAAGTAATTTAAAGAGCACCAAAAAGGTACACATAAATATATGCGTGCTTAATGGTAATGGAAACAAAAGACCTTTGTGTCAAGAATGCAACAGTAAGCCAGCGGCCTACAATTACAGGCGTGGTGATAAAGTTTACTATAGGAAAAAATGTGATGCATGTATTAGAAAAACAAACACGTCAAGCATCACTACTCCTGCATGGCAAAGATCAGGATATCAAAAAAAGAAGTCTTGTGAAATGTGTGGCTTCAATGCACAACACCCTTATCAATTAGATGTATTTTATATTGATGCCAACATGAATAATAATAATGTTTCTAATCTGAAAACTGTGTGTGCAAATTGTAACAGATTGATGCACGCCAAGAAAAAAGGTTGGCGCCAAGGTGATCTTACTGCTGACTACTAATTTTACTTTTTATCTGTATTTCCAAGTCTGATAGGCTTGAATTGTTCTCTATTGTTTCATCAAATGTTGATTTTGCCCATGCCCATTCAGATGGATGTGTGTCTGTTGGCTCTATGTCTTCAGTAATATACTTGGAGAACCATTCTGGATCATCTCCTCTTTTTACACGCCACACGGATCCCCCTATGGATTTTATCATGTTTACTTCATTAGGGAATCTTGTGTCAGGCAGTACCCAATTTATTTCAGGATTGTCCTGTATCTTTTTCTTAACTAAACTTACCCATACTCCATCGAAAAATCCATGTCTCATGCATTCTGTCCCAAACACTTGTAGCACATGTCTTGGAGTTATATTGCGTCCTATTTCATCTGACCAAAATGCATCAGGGCGTTCTCTCCAGTCTCTTGATTGAGGTGTTACACCTTCGACCATCTGTCTTGGCCATTCAAACATTTCTGATACTGCATCCTTAAGTTTGTCTGCAAATGATATTTTTTTAAAATTATATTGGTCAATCAATATATCAGCCACTGTGCCTTTGCCAGAGCCTATGAGTCCACACATGCCTATAATCATTAAATTTATTATATGAGAAGTCTATCCAATTGTAAAGGATAAAGGCGTGCCGCCTTCTGCATAGTTGCCAATCTCTTGTTCCAACTTCTGCATTTCATTTAGGCCTTCATTTTTAAGTGCATCGCCGTTGAGAGGTGTGCCACCTTGTGGACCTGCAATTGTTTGAAACTTGGATCTTGCCTCACCTAATGTAAATTTAGCAACTGCAAGTGTGTATTCTCTAATCCAAGGCTTTGCATAGATGTCACTCAGTAAAACAAAATCTGGTCTATAGTTGTATTGTTCAATCAATACTATTTCTTTCGAACGCTGTCTTCTAAAAATGTTTAATCTTCTTGTTGGTTGGTCAAATTTGAAGTTTATAAAGCCACCAAACATTCTTGCGACCAATTCTTGATATCCTGCGAACATGTTATAAGTTGCAAGTCCGCCAATCCTACCAGTTTGTAACAGATACACATTTGTATATGCCAATTCAAAAGGATCAAATGTTGTGCCTCCTTCAGAAGATGAAGCGCCACCTACTGTTCTTCTATATATTCTAGTGACATTAATTACTTCAGCTGGTAAAGTGTATTGTGTTTGATTCTCTCTCAATTCCAAGAATCCATATGATTCTTCAACTGAATTTGAGGATCGCTGTCTGAATTTGTCTACAGCTGATGTAAATGCCATTTCCAAGTGTGAAGGATCAAGTTCGACTTCAATCATCCCATCACCTAGGCGTGTTTTTACGTAGTCAAAGATCTCTTGCTTTGCTGTGTTGGTTTGAGCATCTGTGGCAGAAGATAATGCAGTATCTGGCATGTGTGTATTTATAGCACCATAAATATGTAAAATGCCAAGACTATCATTATTCAAGCCTGAAAAAGGTAATGACTTCAATTTCATTGATCGCAACGTAGGTGAAATGTTCCAGGTGGGCGGTACAGATGCCTACATACACAAGTACATATCACCTAATGATCAAGGCGAATTAAATGATGCTAGCCAACCACAAAGGACTGGAGATTCTCTTAACGAACTTGCAATTCAAGACATGTTGTTTTTGGAAAACAGAGATAGGAAATATGATCCTGATGTGTATCATACACGTGTAATTTATAATGTAGGCGATATTGATTTTGATCTATCACAGTTTGGATTGTTTTTACAGAATGATCAATTGTTTATGACATTTCACATTCGTGATATTGTTGAAGCACTTGGCCGTAAAATTATGGCAGGTGATGTTATAGAACTGCCTCATCTTAAAGATGATTATTCTTTAGATACTAATGATTCAGAAACAATAAAAAGATATTATGTTGTTGAAGATGTTAGTCGTGCAGCTGAAGGGTTTTCAAAAACATGGTGGCCTCATCTATACAGGGTCAGAGTAAAGGGAATCACCGATGCACAAGAATACAGAGATATCTTAGGTGACAAAGATGAAAACACATCACAAAAAACCAGAGATAAAGAACTTGAAATAAACCAAGCAGTGTTAGATCAAGCTGAATCTGATGCACCGCAGTCTGGTTACAACACTAAACAGCTTCATGTCATGCCAACAGACGAAGAAGGCAAAGTTGCTTTGGTCACAGTCGATGATGATATACTTACAGACGAAGGCAACATTTCTATGGATGCTGTTTACAAGTCTCCACAGGCAAATGGATATCTCGAAGGATATCTCACAGGAGATGCTATTCCAGCCAACGGAGAAACATATTCTTTTGGCACATCATTTCCTTCTAATCCTGTTGAAGGATTGTTTTTCCTACGCACTGACTACGCACCAAATAGATTGTTTAGATATGATGGCAGAAGATTTGTAAAAATAGAAGATGGAGTAAGGATGAATATGTCTAACACAAGCACACAGGGTACTACATCCAAAGGCACTTGGTCAGATTCAACTTCTTATGTTGTTAATGACTTGGTTAATTTTGGTGACGAATTATACGTTGCTAAAGCGGCATCAACAGGCGTTCGACCTGGCACAGCAGGGGCAACATCGAGTTGGAGACAAGTGAGAGAAACACAAAAAACAGGATTTATCAACAACACGAACACAACATCATTGGAAGATGGCACAACAACATCAGAGCGTGTTGCATTAAGTAAATTATTGAAACCAAAGGCTGACAACTAATGCAACATTTTTACGATGCACAGATAAGAAGATACATTCTACAATTCATTCGTATGATGTCTAACTTTAATTACATCACAGGAAAAAATTCAAAAGGCGCCAAAGAAACATTGCAAGTGCCGGTCAAGTATGGCGACATGTCAAAGCAGGTTGCACAAATTATCAAAAAAGGATCCGAGAACACACTTATTCCTGCGCCACAAATTTCATGTTACATCACTGACCTTAGATATGATAGAGAAAGAATGTACAATCCATATCACATAGACAAAAAGAATATCCGCGAACGTGAATTTAATTCTGAAACAGGTGAATACACTGGCGTCT